AATCACTGGAACATGTGGGTGGATCGAGACTTCATAAGCAGCGAGCGTGGTGAACTGCGTAATCCTTGGGACTTGAGCTCATGATAGATCAACGGGCAGAAGCACAGGCCGCTGAGGACGTCAAGATCAATCAAAAGGTCAATCGAGCCTATCGAGAGGCCTTTGAAGCCAAGTTTCCTGATCAGTGTCAGCACATCATGCGACTCATGGCCGAACGCTTACAACAAGGCCTGCGCAAGGATGCCGAAGGCATAACCAATCTTGAGGCTGCCGCACTGGCCTTGGGCTTGGCTGCCATACACAACATACATAATCAAATATGAACAGTCACGTTATACAGGGCAATAATGTTGATGTCCTTCGAACATTTCCAGACTGTCACTTTGATAGCATAGTGACCGATCCACCTTATGGCATAGACTTTTTGGGCAAAGCCTGGGATGCCAACACTGGCGCACTTGAAACCTATCAAGAATGCCTGCGGGTGCTCAAGCCAGGAGGCCATATCTTGGCCTTTAGTGCGGCCAGGACCTATCATCACTTGGCTGTCACCATCGAACAGGCCGGCTTTGAGATCCGTGATCAGATTATGTGGATCTACAGTTCAGGCTTTCCCAAAAGTCAAGATGTTGGCCGTAGCATACAACGCAGTTTGGGTGTCAAAGAAAAGAAAGCAAGACCTGACTTAAAAGAAACTGGTCGAGGATTAGATAACTTTTCACATAATATGGACGGTGGATCTAAGAAAGAATCTGGTGATCAAGTTGTCTGCACAGATCCCGAAGCCAAAGCCTGGTCAGGTTGGGGCACACAACTCAAGCCCGCACACGAACCCATAGTGTTGGCACGCAAGCCTATCCAACTCAGCATAGCTCGCAACTGTCAGGAGTGGGGTGTGGGTGCCTTGCACATTGATGCTACAAGAATACCCTATGATGATGCTGATCCTCAGCTTGAATGGGTGAAAAAATATCACGCTGGATTCTCTAAGGGAGAAGGAACATTTAATAATATTCTAAGTGAAGCACAGGGCAAGGAAAGAATGTTAAAGAAAGTAGAGTATGATACTAGCGTAGATGTTTCAGCAGAACTCAAAGGTCGCTTCCCCTCAAATGTCATAGGTGAGATTGAAGAAGAATATCAAAAGTATTTCTACTGTCCCAAAGTTGGCCGAGCCGAACGGCACATTGGACACGAACTGCCTGCCGCTATGTTTGGGGCGGTTCAGGGTGCTTATGGCCCAGATGGTAATAGGATGGCAGTTGGTTTTGACAATAGGGACAAGCCAGTAGGATATATTGGCAGCACACACCCAGATGATATTAAAAAGCATCCATTATGGGATCCAAGTATAGGTGGCAATGCCGCAAGACTTAAAGAAAAGATTATTGCCAATACACCAGCAGCCAATGTGGGCAACAATCACCCCACAGTCAAGCCCATAGAACTGATGAAGTATTTGATTAAACTGATCACACCGCCTGGTGGCCGTGTGTTGGATCCATTCAACGGTTCAGGCAGCACTGGCTGTGCCGCAGTGGAACTAGACTATGACTACACCGGCATTGAACTAGATCCTGCTTATGTTGCCATCAGTGAACAAAGAATAGCAGCCTGGTATCAACACACACATCCGTTACAGGCTTCAGGACTGTTTGCATGATCGATAGTGCTGTGCTCATGCGCAGGGCAGTAAGATGGGTCATGGACAGTCATGCACTCACTCCGGACAGTCTTGCGCACATGAGCACAGATGTTAGAGCAGGATTTGAAGACTTGGCCATTAGTGTGGCTGATGACATGCAGTATAATCAGTTGAAATATTTTAGACCATTTGAACACCAAAAAAGATTTTTCGAAACCAAGGACGCACCGCGTCGTGGTATATTGGCTGCAAATCGTATCGGCAAGACTGTGTCAACTTGCTATGAAACAGCTATGCACCTCGTCGGCATCTATCCTGATTGGTGGCGTGGTCATAGGTATACTCACGCTATCACAGCTATGGTTGCTGGCGAGGGTTGGAGCCAAGTTGCTCTAGTATTACAAAACGAACTGTTAGGGAGTCACGATGTCAAAATTACAGCAAATATTGGAACCGGTGCGATACCTAGGGATTGTATCATCATGGACACTATGCGCAACGATGGCGCTAATTGTATGGGCGTGGAAATCCGTCATGCTACCGGTGGAACTAGCTATCTACTGTTTGCTAATTACACTCAAGAAGTTAGGCAGATGCAGGGATTCAAACTCAACCTTGCCGTATTTGATGAACAACCACCAGATGACTTTTTTAGTGAAATTGTTACGCGGACTGCTACTACACAAGGACAGGTCCTATGTAGCTTCACCCCACTCAAAGGACTGAATGGTCTGGTCTCAAAGTTCTGGAATCGAGAAACCGGCTACGACTTTGTGCGTGTGGCCTCGACTGATGTGCCTGAACTGGATCCTTGGTCGGAACCATTCCTGTTACAAAGCACACGAGATCAGTTAGAGCGAGATTACTTGCCACACGAGCGTGAAGCCCGTATAGCTGGCCGTCCTGTAATGGGACAAGGTGCTGTGTTTCAGATCCGGACCTGGCCCACATACAGAACTGGCGACTACGACTTTAGAGCCATGAACGGCATACGCAGAGTAATTGCATTAGACCTGGGTCTTGTGAATGATCGCACAGTTATCACCTTGATGTATTGGCATCCTGCGGAACGCACGGCCTGGTTACACAGGCAGATCTGTGTAAGTGGCCTGGAAGAAGCCAATCCCACCAATTACATACAGCACTTGATGCGACCTGAAGTGTTTGGCACACCCATAGTGCTGCCACCCGATGCCGGCACGCCGGGTCGCTATACCATGAGTGCTCAAAGCATTAGAGAACTGTTTGAAAGTTACGAACTGAATGTGATCTCAAAACCCATTGCCAATCCACCTGACAGTGAAGGTAGAATAACCAATCATAAAGCCTATGGCATAAACGCCATGCGTCAAATGATGGAATCAGGTGCGTTAATGATCAACGAAAACTGTGTGGATTTCCTGCGTGAAGCACAAAACTACTATGTGGATCCACAAGGACGCTTCAGCGATCCGGATGACACTATAGATAGTGCTAGATATGCCTTGTTGGGTTGCCTGAACGATCTGGCCGAACCCTGGGACAACAGAACCAGTCAAGAGCGTATGCGTGCGTTCAGAGGTCAAGTGCGAGCACCTGAAATCAAGAAGTCGGAATGGAAAAGGACATACAATCCACAGAACTAAATTGCCACTAAATAATAAGATACACCGAGGCCAACTGAATGTTAAACATCCGCAACAAAGTCCTAATGCAACTGAACACCAACAACCGCACACTTGCGCGGTTTGTAAAACTTAAAGGTCAGTTGGATACCAAGTGTGCCAGTTATTTGAGATATCTGGGCACCAAAAACGCTGTGAATAGAGCCAGCGACTATCATTACCTATGTCTGGCAGTTAGCGAAAGCACTGCACCTGTAAACGGCCTGGATTATATCCATCCTGTGGTCAAACCAGCTGTGGATTATGTGACTGCTGTGATTGCCAAAGGACTTGCTCCCAACGGTGAAATACACTTTGACTTTGCTCCCAACACTGAAACAGATAGTGAAGCCGCACGCCAAGCTACCGAAATGGTCAGCAGAATAATCAACGAAGAAAACGATCCACACTTTATCTTGCAACGCTGGATCATGGATGCCTGTATGCACAAGAATGGCATGATGATGATACTACCACGTAGAGAACAGATTGTGCGTTATGTGGACATCACCGGCACTCCCGATCAACTGCGAGCATTTGAAGCACAAGCCGAGGATAGCGGTCTTACAGTGCTACGGCAGAGCCGTCGTCGAGTCAGCGTTGACATGGCCGCTGTGCTACAGGAAACACAAGAAATGGTTGCTGGCATACCCGAAGCTCAACGTGAAGCAGACTTGCAATATCGAATTGATGCCGCGTCAGCTGGCCAGGCCGGAGAAGAATTTGATCAGGATGCACCAGATGTGGAACTGGACATGGCCGAAGATGCCATGAGTGAAGCCATCACACGCAACACCATATACGCAGCCAAATACAAGTTGACCGGTTGGAGCCTGCAAATCCGATTCAGAGGTATTGCACAGCACTACTGGATCTGTGATCC